ATGATAAAGGATTCGTCGGATCGTTGAAAGCGGCCGAAGGATTACTTTGGAACAAAGAGCAAGGTTTATTTGCTCAATTCACATCAAAAGGAGTTAGTAATGCCCACAAAAAATAGTAAGTCAGTTGTAAGGAAAGTCCCACCCATCACGATCGAAAACGCACATCTTATTTACAAGAACTTCGGTGGCGTCGCAAAGCAGTTCAACGCAAAAGGTCTGAGGAACTTCAACGTTCTTTTGGATCTCGATCTGGCCAGAATTCTGGAGCAGGATGGTTGGAATGTAAAATGGGACGATCCTAAAGAAGAAGGTGATCTTCCTCGTGCTCGGCTCAAGGTTGCTGTTCGTTTCGACAATTATCCGCCTCGTGTAGTGCTTATTACAAGGAAAGGCAAATCTGTTCTTGGTGAAGACTCAATTGATATTCTTGATTGGGCTGAAATCGAAAGAGCAGACGTCGTCCTTACAGCATCTCCGTGGGATGTCAACGGAAAACAGGGAATCAAAGCCTATTTGAAAAAGGCATTTATTACCTTGTCGGAAGATGACCTCGAAGCCAAATACAGTGGTGTGTCCTCCGCCGGACAAAACACTGACGAAGATGACGATTAGTCTATTCGATTATCAGAAGAAAGCTGTATCAGAACTAAAGACCGGCTCCATCCTCTGGGGTGGGGTCGGTTCTGGTAAGTCAATAACAGCTATGTCATATTTTCATGTTGGTGAGTGTGGCGGTTCATTAGAACCAGAATTTAAACCAATGCGGTATCCAAAGATTCTATACATCATAACAACTCCAAGAAAACGTGATGGATTTGACTGGGATAACGAGGCGTTGAATTTTGGTCTAATCAAAAACACTCAGTACTTTGTTGACTCTTGGAACAACATAGGAAAATACAAAGAGGTCAAGAATGCTTTCTTCATATTCGACGAGCAAAAAGTCGTTGGCTACGGAGCCTGGGTTAAATCGTTTATCAAGATCTCTAGGTCGAACCACTGGATTCTTCTGTCGGCAACTCCTGGTGATACATGGATGGACTATCTTCCCGTGTTTATTGCAAACGGCTTTTTTAAGAACAAGTCCGATTTTGTTCGTAATCATGTGGTATACAACACATACACAAACTACCCGAAAATAGATCGGTATGTTGATGTTGGAAAACTGCAAAAGATGAAGAGCAAGATCCTAGTCAAGATGGATTATCATAAGCAGACAAAGTCTCACTTAATCCATATTCCATGCGAGTACAACGAATTCAACATGAAACGCATATTTGAGGATCGTTGGAACCCGTTCAAGAACCGACCAGTACAAGGTGCAAGCGAAGCATGCTATGCTATGCGGCAAGTTGCCAATAGTCACCCTAGTAGATTTGATGCTATTATACAACTTCTGGAGAAACACAAGAAGCTGATCATATTCTACAACTTTGACTACGAACTGGACATTCTCAGACGTCTAAACGATGTCTTGGATATTCCGGTTGCCGAGTATAATGGTCATCTACATGAGCCCATACCACAAGGAGACAGTTGGATATATTTGGCTCAGTACCTATCTGCTGGGGAAGCCTGGAACTGCACAGAAACAAACGCTATTGTGCTATATTCTAGGAACTATTCCTATAAACAGACTATCCAAGCTATGGGTAGAATCGATCGTCAGAACACTCCTTTCGAGGATTTGTACTATTATTTCCTGACTTCTGAGTCACCAATCGATGGTGGCATAGAAAAGGCGTATTCTGCGAAAAAGAACTTCAACGAGACTAAATTCTTAGGAAAATAGCCTCGCGTGGAAAACATATGCTATAATGAGAGAAGAGTCGTCATTTGGATTATGCTGTCGGCTACGCCGGTTAAGCATGAGGGTTGACGCCTTCTTTTGTTTTTGCTCATAAAAGGAGAAAAATGGCTTTAGAGAGCAAATTTAAGTCTGACTTGATAGCCGAGATAAAGCAGCAATTTCCTGGTGCTGTGGTTCTCAAAACAGACGCCAATCAAATACAGGGAATACCTGATCAGCTTATTCTTTGGGGTTCCAGATGGGCGGCTTTTGAGGCTAAACGGAGTGCTAATTCTCCACACCAACCAAATCAAGATTATTATGTTGATTTGTTTAACCTCATGTCGTTCGCCACGTTCGTATATCCTGAAAATAAGGAGGAATTCCTACATGATCTTCAACAAGCATTACGACCTAGTCGGAGAACACGCGTTCCTCTCGGCTTCTAAATATCATTGGATTAACTATGACGATGATAAAATTGTTGTTGCATTTGACAAATATCTTGCGGTTCAAAGGGGAACCGATCTGCACAACTTTGCCAGTCATTGTATTCAATTAAATCAGCGACTTCCCAAATCTAAGAAATCGTTGAACACTTTTGTCAACGATGCTATTGGATTCAGAATGAAATCAGAGCAACCTCTTTTTTATTCTATCAATGCTTTCGGAACTGCTGATGCTATATCCTTTCGAGATAAAGTTCTAAGGATTCACGATCTGAAAACAGGCGTTACTCCGGTATCCATGAATCAATTAATGATCTATGCAGCCCTATTCTGCCTGGAATATAAGGTGAATCCAAAAGAAATTGAAATCGAATTGAGAGTTTACCAACTTGATGAGATTATGGTTTTTAAACCCGAAGGAGAAGAGATCCGTCAAATAATGGATAAAATCATTAACTTTGACAAAAAGATCGAACTAAGAAAATCAGAAATGGAGGATTAACAAAAATGACATTCCTAAAGCACATTGGAACTAAACGCCATTCTGGTAGATATCCTTGGGGTTCTGGTAAGAATCCAGAGCAACGTAATCGAAGTTTTCTAGGATATGTAAAGCAACTTCAAGACGAGGGTCTAAGTGAGACTCAAATTGCAGAAGGTCTTGGCATGTCTACAACTCAACTGAGAACTAGAAAATCAATAGCAAAATCAGAAGCTAGAAATGCAGCAGCAAATCAGGCCCTTCGTCTTAAAGAGAAGGGTTTGTCTAATGTTGCCATTGGTCAAAGAATGGGAATTAATGAATCATCTGTCAGGTCCCTTCTTGACCCAGCTCTACAAATTCGATCCGATATTGCCGTATCTACAGCTAGCATGTTAAGAGACATCGTTGAAAAGAAGGGTGTAATCGATGTTGGTGCTGGTGTTGAAACACATATCGGAATTAGCAAAACAAAACTAAATACTGCCTTGTCCTTACTTGAAGAAGAAGGATATGGCATTCACTACGTCAAAGTTCAGCAATTAGGAACAGGAAAGTTCACGTCCATAAAAGTCTTGGCTCCTCCAGGAACTAAATACTCTGACATATTCAAGAATCAATCAGAGATAAAATCTGTTTCTGATTTTGCTGCTAGCAACGATGGTGGAAGATCATTTTATGGTTTGAAACCAATAAAAAGTGTTAGCTCCGATCGTGTGTCTGTCCGGTACAAAGAAGATGGTGGTGCTGACAAAGATGGTGTTATTGAACTAAGACGAGGTGTGTCTGATCTATCGTTGGGCAATCAGAAATATGCTCAAGTTCGTATTGGTGTTGATGGAACACATTTCTTGAAAGGCATGGCCATATATAGTGATAACATGCCAAATGGTGTTGACATCGTTTACAATAGCAATAAACCAAAAGGGACACCAAAGATGAATGTCTTCAAAGAAATGAAGAACGATCCAGACAATCCGTTTGGTAGTGTTATTAAACCAAATGGTCAACGTGGAGCTTTAAATATCGTGAATGAGGAAGGTGATTGGCAGAGATGGTCTAGAAATCTATCATCTCAGGTCTTATCAAAGCAATCGCCATCGCTTGCAAAGAAACAATTGGATCTAGCTAGAGATTTGAAAATAGAAGAGCTAGACGAGATCGCATCAATCACGAATCCAGTTGTAAAGAAGGCTTTGCTAAAGGCTTATGCTGATGATGCTGATTCCTCATCTGTTCATCTAAAAGCTGCTGCTCTACCAAGACAGGCTAACAAAATATTGTTACCAATACCGTCAATGAAGGAAAATGAAATATATGCTCCCTCATTCAACAATGGTGAGTCTGTTGTTCTTATCCGTCATCCACATGGCGGCATATTTGAAATACCAGAACTGAAAGTAAATAATAAGAACCCAGATGCTATAAAAACCATGCATAATGCAATTGATGCTGTTGGTATACATCCGAAAGTTGCAGAAAAGCTTTCTGGTGCTGACTTTGATGGTGATACAGTTCTTGTCATTCCTAATAGAGATAAGCTAATTCGTACTGCACCAACTCTTAAGGCCCTAAAAGATTTCAACACAAAAGAAGCATATCCTCCTTATGATGGTATGCCAACTATTGATGGTGGAACCTATAATTCCAAAACAGGTAAAGTTGATTATGGTACGAAGAAGCCTAATCCAGCACCAAAACAAATGAAAATGGGTGATGTCTCGAATCTAATCACCGACATGACCATAAAAGGGGCAACACCAGATGAGATTGCTAGAGCTGTCAAGCATTCCATGGTTGTCATCGACAGTGAGAAACACCACTTAGATTACAAACAATCTGCTATCGATAATGGTATTGCTGCTCTTAAGCAGAAGTATCAAGGTGGATCACGATCTGGAGCATCAACCCTAATCTCTAGAGCATCATCAGAACAGAGAGTTCCCTTTAGAGAAGAAGGAAAGAAAGTTACCGATCCAAAAACGGGTAAGACTAAACGAGTTTATGTGGATCCTCGCACTGGACAGAAATTATTCGAGCAAACAGGCGAAACCTTTACTAATAATAAAGGTCTAGTAGTACCAAAGACAACAGTTTCAACTAAGATGGCTGAAGTAAATGATGCATTCAAGCTCTCATCTGGTACTAAGATAGAGAGTGTCTATGCTGAACATGCTAACTCACTCAAAGCGTTAGCAAACAAAGCTAGAAAGATGCTCATTGAAACACCCAACCTTGTTTACTCCCCCTCTGCTAAGGAAACACATGCTGCTGAGGTAGCTAGTCTAAAGGCTAAGCTGGCCATAGCAATCAGAAACAAACCCCATGAGCGTCAAGCCCAGCTCCTTGCTAACAAGATAGTCTCTACAAAGAGACAGTCCAACCCCGACCTCGCAAAGACCGACCTCAAAAAGATTAAGGGCCAGGCCTTAGAAGAGGCTCGTGTAAGGAGTGGTGCTAAGAAGATAAAGATTGAGATCACTGATAGTGAGTGGGCAGCGATTCAATTAGGCGCCATTAGTAATAATACCCTATCTCAAATCATAGACAATGCTGATCTTGATGCAATCAAGGTTAGAGCTACACCTAGAACCAAGTATAAGATGACTGATGGTAAGATAGCCAAGGCCAAAGCAATGGCTAATTCAGGCTACACTACAGCAGAGATAGCTAGTGCTCTAGGTGTGTCTACTACAACAGTACAAGACACCATTAAGTAACCAATGAAAGGAGTTAATGTATGGACATTGTATACATGCTATCAACACTAGACAATCCATTCAATCCTTTCACACATTATGATGATTGGTTTAACTATGATGTGACTAAAGGCTATTGTACTTGTGCTTACTTAGCTAGAGTTGCT